TCCGACCTTATTAAGTGATCGGACGAGAGAGTTAAACTCATCAGCAACAATACCATAATTAACGTCAGCCAGGTAACTATTCTTGTTGAGGTCTGTAACTGTTTTAAGTTCTTCGACATGATCGGTGCATTCTCTAAGTAACATGCATCCTTGAGCATGAGCACTGAAGTACTCATCTTCTTTGATTGGATCTGCCAATACTGGCGCAGAGATAAGTGCTGCTGCCAGTGCCATCATAAGTTTTTTCATTTAGAAAGGAAGCGCAGGAGTGGATGAAGAAGGAATGGCACCACCAGTGGCACCAGGAAGTTCAGGCATTGCTGCGTCTAGCATACCAGGAAGTGCTCCTGCAAT